ATTGAAGTAAGAAAAGGAGATAGAAAAACAGAAGTTGGTCTCAAAGGTACTATACAAGGTATGTCATTTGAGAAAGATCCAACAAATGGTGTAGGGGGTCCGGTAAAATACTTCTTCCATGAGGAGGCAGGAATTGCTCCTAAGATGGACCAGACATATGAGTATATGCGCCCAGCCATGAGATCAGGTATGGTTACTACAGGTATGTTTATTGCAGCAGGATCTGTGGGTGACTTGTCTCAATGTGAGCCATTGAGAGATATGATCTTGAATCCACTTTCAAAAGATATTTATGCAATTGAAACTGACCTTATTGATGAAAAAGGTACTACTGGTTTGTCAGGATTGTTTATTCCTGAGCAATGGTCAATGCCTCCCTATATTGATGACTTTGGTAACTCTCTTGTAAAAGAAGCTTTAGAAGCTTTAGATAGACAGTTTGAACAGTGGAAGAAAGAACTTAATCCAGAAGACTACCAGTTAAGGATCTCTCAGCATCCAAGAAATATTAGAGAAGCATTTGCTCACAGATCTGTATCTGTATTTCCTACTTACTTAGTTGCCGCACAGCAAAGAAGAATTGAAGAGAAAGAATACGGTTATGAGTTCTTAGATATCTTTACTGATGAGAATGGTAAAGTTGCTGTAAGATCTACAGATAAACAACCTATCAAAGAATTTCCTGTTTCTAAAAAACTAGAAGATAAAACAGGAACACTTGTTGTATGGGAAAGACCTATTGCTGATCCAACCTTTGGACAGTACTATGCATCTATTGACCCCGTATCAGAAGGTAAGACTACAACATCAGAATCACTTTGTTCTATTTATATTATGAAAGCTCCTGTAGAGGTTACTAAAGTTACTATGGGAGAAACAGAAACATACATAGAACCGGATAAGATTGTAGCTGCTTGGTGTGGTAGATTTGATGATATTAATAAAACTCACCAGAGATTAGAATTAATTATAGAATGGTATAATGCATGGACAGTAATAGAGAATAACATTTCTCTATTTATTCAATACATGATATCAAGAAAGAAACAAAGATATCTAGTACCTAAGAGTCAGATTCTTTTCTTAAAAGACCTAGGTGCCAATGCTAACGTATTTCAGGAGTATGGTTGGAAAAACACCGGCACATTATTTAAAGCACACTTGTTAAGTTATGCAATTGAATATTGTAAAGAAGAATTAGATGTAGAAACTAAAACAGATGGTACAGTTGTAAGAACAAAATATGGAATAGAACGTATTCCAGATCCAATGTTATTAAAAGAAATGCAAGAGTATGCAGATGGAGTCAACGTGGATAGACTTGTATCATTTGCAGCTTTAGTTGCATTTATGAGAATTCAGCAAGCTAATAGGGGTTATTCTAAAAGAGTTATTATGGATGATGCCTCTAAAAACTTGCAAAAGTCAGATAATTTGTTTAAATTAAATAGAACCCCATTCCGTCATATGGGCGGGGGTTCTAAAGTTATTAACGGCCAAGTTTTTAAAAGATCAGCTTTTAAGAACTTTAAATAATAGATATGCAGGTATATAATGCTTTACAGTTAAAGAAGGGAGCCAAGGTTGAGCAAAACCGTATGGGTAGTGTTACCCAACCGTTACAATTTATTCCTTCTAAAGATAAAGATGAAGAATGGGCAGCATGGAACCTTGATTGGTTAGAGTGGAATGGTTTAAAGCAAATCCGCAGAAATGCCCGTAGATTAATGAAGAATTATAAACTGGCAAAAGGTATTATTGACAAGTCTGATTATATAATTGAAGAAAATAATGAATACAGAGATGTAGTAGAATTATTAACTAAAGAAGATCCTACTGCATTAGAACTTAAGTTCTATCCAATTATTCCAAATGTTATTAATGTTCTTGTAGCTGAATTTGCTAAAAGATCAACTAAACTTACATACAGAGCAGTTGATGAATTCTCATATAATGAGATGATTGAGCAAAAAAGAAAGATGGTTGAAGAAACCTTGATGGCTAATGCTCAAATGAAAATTGTATCTGCAATGTTAGAAGCTGGATTAGATCCAAACTCTGAAGAAGCACAACAACAAATTAGTCCTGAAAATTTAAAGACTCTTCCTGAAATTGAATCTTTCTTTAAGAAAGACTATAGATCTATGATTGAACAATGGGCCTCTCATCAACATAAAGTAGATGTAGAAAGGTTTGGAATGGATGAATTAGAGGAAAGAGGTTTTAGAGATTCACTTATTACAGATAGAGAATTCTGGCATTTTCATATGATGGAAGATGACTATGAAGTAGAACTTTGGAATCCTGTTGTTACATTTTATCATAAGTCTCCAGATGCTAGATATGTTTCTCAAGGTAACTGGGTAGGTAAAATAGATATGTTTACTGTTGCAGATGTTATTGATAAGTTTGGATATCTGATGACAGAAGAACAAATGGCAGCGCTTGAAGCTATTTATCCAATTAGATCTGCTGGATATAATATTGGAGGTCTTCAAAATGATGGCTCATTCTATGATGCTACTAAGTCTCATGATTGGAATACTAATATGCCATCACTTGCATATAGACAATATACATCTGCAGTAGCAGGATCTGTGTATGATGGAGGTGATATAATTAATCAAATTCTTTCACAAGGAGAAGATTACTTTGATCAAGGTACAGCATTTCTTCTTAGAGTTACTACAGCATATTGGAAATCTCAACGTAAAGTAGGACATCTTACTAAAGTAACTGAAGAAGGAGAAGTAGTTAATGAGATTGTTACTGAAGATTATAAAATTACTGAGAAACCAGTTTATGATACCAGACTCTTTAAAAATAAAACTAAAGAGAATTTAATATTAGGAGAGCATATTGATTGGATTTGGATTAATGAAGTATGGGGTGGTGTAAAGATTGGACCAAACCTTCCTTCATTCTGGGGTATGAATAATCCTGGTGGCTTTAGTCCAATTTATATTGGTGTAGGAAAGAATCATATTGGACCACTTAAGTTCCAATTTAAAGGTGATGCTTCACTATATGGTTGTAAACTTCCTGTAGAAGGTGCTGTCTTTTCAGATAGAAATACAAAGTCTACCGCACTGATTGATCTAATGAAGCCATATCAGATTGGATATAATATTGTAAACAATCAGATTGCAGATATCTTAGTAGATGAATTAGGTACAGTAATTATGCTTGATCAGAATACTTTACCTAAACATTCACTTGGTGAAGACTGGGGTAAAGGTAATTATGCTAATGCATATGTAGCAATGAAGAACTTCCAAATTCTTCCTCTTGATACATCTATTACAAATACAGAAAATGCACTAAACTTCCAGCATTTCCAGAAACTTGATCTTGAGCAAACAAACAGACTCATGTCAAGAATTCAACTTGCTAATTACTTTAAACAACAAGCATATGAAGTAATTGGTGTTAACCCACAAAGAATGGGGCAACAGATATCACAGCAAACTGCCACCGGAGTAGAACAAGCTGTTAATGCATCATATGCACAAACAGAAGTTTATTTTATACAACATTGTGATTACTTAATGCCAAGAGTTCATCAGATGAGAACTGACTTAGCACAATATTATAACTCTACAAAACCTTCTGCTAGATTATCATATATTACAACTGCTGATGAAAAAGTAACTTTTGAAATAGAAGGTACAGATTTATTAATGAGGGATCTTAATATTTTTGCTAGTACTACTGCTAACCATAGAGCTCTTCTTGAGCAATTAAAACAAATGGCTATGCAAAATAATACTACTGGTGCATCTATCTATGATCTTGGTAAGATTGTTCAATCTGATTCAATTGCTGAACTTAATAATGCTCTTAAAGATTCTGAGCAAAAACAACAGCAAATGAAACAGCAAGAGATGCAACAGCAACAGCAAATGCAAGAACAAGCTCTTCAAGCTAAAGCTCAAGAAGAAAAACTTAAGAGAGACTTTGAAATGGCTGAAGCTGAGAAAAACCGTCAGAGAGACATTCTTATTGCAGAAATTAAATCTGCTGGTTATGGATCTATGGTTGATGTCAATAAGAATGAGCAATCAGATTATGTTGATGCTATGAAAGAGATTAGAGCTTCAGAACAATATCAAGAACAAACTAATCTTCAAAGAGAAAAACAAGTTAATGAAAACATGAGACAATCTCAGAAAATGGATATAGAAAGAGAGAAGTTAAATGTTCAAAGAGAGATAGCAGATAAGCAATTACAGATTGCAAGAGAAAATAAAAACAAATATGATAATAAAACAGATAAGAAGAAATAATTTTTTAGCTATATAGTCCAAAAAATTACTCTCCTAGTTTTAAATATTTGAAGTTTATTTTGTATATTAAATTATAAACAAAACCAACAAAGATGTCAGAACCAACAAAAAATCCTGAAGAACAGGTACAAGACACTACAACGGTAGGTCAAGTAGATGTAAATATTGATGAGCTCTTTGGAATGCCTGGTGCAGATAATGTAATGCTGCCAGATAATAAAGAAGAAGAAAAACAACCGTCAGTCTTTTCTAAACCAAAAGATATAGACACTACGTTCCTTGACAATCCTGCACCTAAAGCAGGTAATGAAACCGGTGATGAGACAAAAGCAACTTCTACTGATGTAGATGAGGCAATTGCTCAACTTGATGATATGATCACTCAAGAAGAAGATGCTGGTAATAAAGGAAGACCAAAGGTTGATAAATCTGGTCTTGCAGAACTAGCAACTAAAATGATTGAGGAAGGTACACTTATTCCTTTTGATGATGATAAACCATTAGAAGAATATACTACCAAAGACTTCCGTGAATTATTTGAAGCTAACTTTCAAGAAAGAGAAAATAAAATTAGACAAGATACTCCAAGAGAATTTTTTCAATCTCTTCCAGAAGAGCTTCAAATTGCAGCTAAATATGTAGCTGATGGTGGTACAGATCTTAAATCATTATTTAGAACTCTTGCTCAAGTAGAAGAAGTTGTACAACTTGACCCAACTAATGAATATGATCAAGCAGAAATTGCAAGACAATATTTATATGCTACTCAATTTGGTACTCCAGAAGAAATTGAAGCAGAGATTAATGATTGGGCAGATCTTGGAAAACTTGAGCAAAAAGCTAATCAGTTTAAACCTAAGTTAGATGCAATGCAAGAAGAAATTATTGCAAGACAACTAGCTGAACAAGAACAGAAAAAAGAACAACAAGCTAAACAAGCAAAGATGTATACAGATAATGTATATAACACTTTGTCAAAAGGAGATCTTGGTGGTATCAAACTTGATAGAAAAGTTCAAAGTTTATTGTACTCAGGTTTAGTTCAACCAAATTATCCTTCTATTTCAGGTAAGCCTACAAATATGTTAGGACATCTTTTAGAAAAATATCAGTTTGTTGAACCAAGACATGATCTTATTGCCGAAGCTCTTTGGTTACTTGCAGATCCAGATGGATATAAAGGTAAGGTAAGAGAGCAAGGTTCTAAAAAAACAGTTGAAGAAACTGTAAGAAAATTAAAAACTGAAGAAGGTAGAAAGATGAGTTCATCTACTGTATCAGATGCTGATGACGCAAGAAGAACTCAAAAACCACAAAGAACAATCCCTAGACAGAATAATCTGTTTAAGAGATTTTAATTAGTAACAATTTAAATTAATATATACAATGGCAACTCCAGTAATGAACAATGGTATATTCCTTAGGGATACCGCTTACAATGCAAGTTCCCATGTGGATTCTTACCACTTGGTGAACATGCTGAAAGATGCAGAGCCAATGGACTTGGGTCCAGTGGATCTTTGGGCTATGTCCCAAAAGGTTGAAATGCCTCTTTATCAAATGTCATCATTTGGTGGAAAAAATGTTATCATGGTAGATAACGCACGTGGGGAATACAGATGGCAAACTCCGGTTTCTATTGATCTTCCTTACATTGTTGAAGATGTTGAACCAGACAATGACTTTAAAGGTGTTGATGGTACTACATTCCGTATCAAACTTAACAAAAGAGAATTTGGACATGGTGATATCATTACCTATGACAAATACAACGGTGTTGAGATGTACATCACTGCAGAAGATATCCTCCCATTAGGTGACGGTTATATCTATACTGTTCAGTTGGTAAACAATGACAACTACAAATACATTGACAACAAGTATTTGGCTAATGGTACTAAAGTATTCCGTAAAGGTTCTGCAAGAGGTGAGTATGGTGAAAGATTCTCTGACATCATCACTAATGCAGGTTTCCGTGAATTCTATAACTACGTAGGTGGTGCAGAAGCTCACGTACACTACTCTATCTCTAGCCGTGCTGACTTGATGATCAAAGGTGGTATGAATGCAGATGGT